TGATAGGCCCCATTAGAAAGCGTTTCACGGATAGCCCTCCCTAGAATCCCCACGTGACGGTGTGCCACGCCTGGATGCCTGATTTGCCTCGCGCGCGCTTCTCCTGCGCGCCCCAGAGTCCATAGTCTTCGGCGTTGAGTTCGATGGAGCGGATATGCACATAGCCGCTGGATTCGGCCGATGCTGCAATCTCGGACAGAATGGAGTTGCGTGTGTTGTCAAACGCGTAGAACGCATCCAGGTCGTCCGTTTTGGTGATGGGTAGCACGAGCGCCAGCAGCACCTCGCCAGCCTCCGGGTACGCGCCCGCGTTCGCGACGCGCTCGCGGTATTCCCGGCCGGGCGCAATGAACGCAAACGGAGGATCGGTGGATTCGTCCATGACCCACGCGTGGATATAGGCGAGCGCCTCGGTGGCGTCATCCGCACCTACCGCTGTGCGGAACGTGCTCGATGCGGCCACGGCCTGCCGGAGTCCATGCACTACCGTCCCAAGAACGCCGGAGGGCGTGACGGGCTCCTGCCCCTTCGAAAGAACAAGGTCTACCGCCGAACCTTCGAGTGCCTCCTCGTCAGCGTCGGGCTCCTGGCTCACCACAAGCCCGACGGCGATCGTCTCGCTGTAGGCTTCGGTGACTTCACCCAGGATAAGCTCGACTTCCACGAGCGCGGCCGTTGCCTCCGCCTGGGTGAGTCCGGTAACGTCTGGAACGATTACGCTCACCGCTGTACCTCCCGGCCGCCACGGCGTACCAAATCGAGGGCACGCGCTCGGACGCGCGCAAGGCCGTAGGACTCGCCAAGCGTCTCGACTACCGTCCAGTCAACGCCGCCGCGCGTGATGTAGTCGCTATCAACCTGGGGAACGGCTTCGCGTGTCGGCACAAACACCACCAGTTCCAGCCGGTCGGCCACGAGCTGGTCGGCATAATCGTCACGCGCCAGCTCGACGTCCTCGCAGACCACGGTGATCGTCTTGGGGAATCCGGACGCCTCGGCACCGTTCACTACACGGTGATACGTCACGGACTCGCCAAACTCCGCTGTGTTCAGGAGCACGTCGTCGACGTCAGACGCTATGAGGTCCGCGAAGCTCATACGGCGTTACGAAACCTCCGGCTCGCCTGCATCTGCTCGATGACGGGCGCGCCAACGTTCTTCTGCAGGTCGAAAATCTGCGAGTAGGTATAGGGCAGCATTTCGGCCTTCAGCCGCCCCTGCTTGAAACCACCTTCGAGCATGGCCTGAAGGTTGGCCTGGTCGGGTTGCGACGTGGATTGCGTGTTGGCTTGCTGCCAGGCCGCCAGCATCCGGTACACGTCCGGCTTGGGCCGCAGGTACAGGACCGCTGCACTGAGTTCGAGCCCCCTGAGGGCGCAGCTCTTGATCTCGTCCCAGTCCCACCAGACCCAGCCGATGTCGGCTTTGAGATCGTCCAGCAGTTTGGGGTAGCGGCGAATCCGCGAGTCCGCATCGAGCCACAGTACCGGCCGCTTGTACTTCCTGAGCATCTTCTCGATGAACACGGGCTTGTAATGGCAGTTCCGAGTCCAGTCTCCGCGGCTCTCGTATTCTTCCACGACGACGCTCAGGCCCATCGCGCGGGCCGTTCGCACCATGTCCCGCACCTCTGCGGTGTAGGGCGTGTTCGCAGTCACGGCACAGATTACAAGCGGGCGGTCAGGTTTCGCCGTGAGTTCTCTCACGGCCTCGTCAAGCGGGCGCTTCTCGAAACACGTGAGCCGCGACGGGCCATACTGCGTCACATTGACGCCCATGGACTCCAGTTTCGGCGCCCACTTCGCCACGTCCGGCAGCATCTGGTCGGTAACGGTCGCTTTCTGCTTTCGGGGATACCCGTCGTGGTGATGCTCCTGCGTATCGCCGGTGTTGCTCATGTCGTAGCCCAGCAGGCGGATGTCTTTCGCGCCGAACGCGGCGGCCAGGTGCAGGGCGAACGTACCGGTGTTGTTGAGCGCCGGAAGGCCGTGCTCTAAGTCAAAGTCAGTGCCGCTGGTGCGCGAACGGTTCACGACAAACACGTCTTCCGGTATGCCGTCGTTTTTCTCAGTGAGTTGGCTGTACACCTTCAGTCCCGTGTAGTTGCGCCACGAAGCACCGAACTGGCCAAGTTCGGCCCACGACAGGAATCCCGGCGCGTTTGGCCCGTCCACGAATGCAGCCACGCCAACGTTGGGCCGCTCATAACAGCGATTGCAGCCAATGGCAATTTCGCCCTCAAGAAGACTCCAATCGAAGTCTTTAAGGCTTGGACCACCGCCGATAAGCCACACGCGCGGCGCGTCCGCCCAGGCGTCTGCCGGCAGAAGCTCATGCAGGAATCGGAATCCGCGAGGCTTCGGGCGCTGTTCGGTCGCTGTCTCAGCGTTTACGGGGCACTTTGTCTTCGCCCGCGTAGTGGTGACAGGATCGTATTTGCGCTCAGCGGATTCTCTGGGGCGTCTGCGAAGGTCTCTCGTCGTGATGATCGTCATGATGTTCCTCAAATGCCTCCGGGAGGAGACTGCATCCTCCCGGAGGCTATGCACGCTGCGGTTGGCCCGGTCAGGAGATCGCGCAGCGGCGGAGTTGATTGGAATCGCCGATGGCCCCGCCGTACCGGCCCCAGCCGTACTTCACGTAGGAGTAACTGGCCGGGTCGAACTCATCGAACACGGTGAGGTTCATCCGGTCTCCCCACACGAGTTTGTTGCCGGGGAGCGCAACGTAGTAGGACGTCGTGCTCGTGAGACTGAGCGTCGGGATCGGGATGACGTTGTACTGCACGCCGGGGAATTCCCCGGACAGACCCCAGTTCTGCACAGTGAGCGCCCGGCGAATGCGAGCGGCCAGAGCGAGCGGGTACAGCAGCACAACAGGCGTCGACGGGGTGATGCCGTACCCCGAATCCTTGACGGCATTCAGGATCTCGTACCCGGCCTTGTTGATGGTGTTGATGTCCCGGATCGCCGTGTAGTTGGCGTCCGTGCTGGCCAGGGACGTCGGAACGGCGGCCTGCCACGTGATGTTGTACCCGGAGGCCAGCGCCTCGATGAGCGCGTAGGCGGTCTCCGCCCTGGCCGCGTACCACTTGTTGCGGAACGCGACGATCGTGTTGTCGAGCGTCCAGTAGTCCTGGTCGTCGAGCGCCTCGCCGGTCCACCCAAGACCACCACCGATCTTTTCGAAATAGACGGTGTCCTTGGTGCCGCTCATCGCGTACACCTTGGCTTTCTGCCCTTCCGGCACGACCTCAAATGTCAGGCCGTCTTGGCCGGTGAAGATCTCGAAGCCGGGGCGATCGGAATTCGTGTAGTCCCGAACGGTGAAGATTTGTTCCCAGCCGTCGTCGTAAAACGACAGCTTCTGGAACTGGGCCGCCATCGGCAGGTCACCTTCGGGGAAGTCCTGCGAGGTCGCGATGTTCTGGAACATACGGCTGGTTCGATCGGGCTGCGTGCCCAGGAACGCATTGAGCGCGTTATTGATGTTGCCGCGGGTCTCTGCGTCCGGGTTGCGCCGAAGCGCGTCCCGCACCGCAGGCCAATCAAGCACCTGGAATCGTTTTCCCATGAGATGTTTCCCTCCCTTACGCCACGATGCCAAGCGTGCCATCGAGCATGATCAAAACCTCCTCGGACCCGAGCACCGGGGTTTCAAGCACCACGCCACACAGCGTGTTACCCGTCGAGCTTTCGTTGATTTCGCCGTCGCCGCTGTCGTAGTAGACCTTCGATCCTTGCTTGAACTTGCCGGTCCCGGCGGCCACGCTGGTCACAACTACCGCGCGCGCTTCGGTGATGAAAAACACATTGTCGCCGGTATCCGCGTTCTTGAAATACACGCCGACCGTGTCTTTGATCTTCCCTAAATCACCGGCATCGACTCCGGGGCTCGGGGCCGCCACGGTCATCCCTCTGCACTCGCTGAGTGCGCAACGCAGTTTCAGTCCCATGTGTTAGCCCTCCTTCGGCAGGAACGGATTGACCTTCCGCTCATCGCCGCTGTCGTGACCGAGGTCGCTCGCCTGTGCGCCCTGGTGCATTTCCTCCTGCTTGGCGACCAGCATCTGCTGCCAGGCGGCCTGCAGATCCGTCCCCTCGTTGATGAGCTTGGCGACGTCTACCGCACTGCCAAGCTCGGCGGCCTTCGCGGCAATCCCGCCGGCGCGTTCGCGCTCGGCTTTGATCGCCGCCTCCACGGCCTCAGCGGACTCCAGTTTCGCCGCCGCCTTGATCTCGTCGACCAGGTCGGGGCGGGCTTCCGCCAGCGCCGCAGAGGTGAGATCTTTGAGATCCATGTCATCATCCTCCTGCGTTTCGGGCGGCGGTGTGTCCGCGCCCTGTGCCCTGTGCGCCTCCACCAGATTCCGAAGGGATTCCGGCAAGTTCGCGAAATTGAAAATCGCACCGTGACCCGCGAGGGCCTCGGCAGCTTTGTTCTTGCTTTCGGGGTCAGCGACGGCTTTGTCCGCGAGCCCGGCCTCAACGGCCTCCTGGCCCGTGAACCAGGTCTCAGCATTGACCCATCCGCGTACCGTCTCGACAGACTTACCCGTCCGGCGCGCGTAGATGCCGGTGATCTCACCGTCGCACTTGTCCAGAATGCCGCTCATCTGAGCCATATCCTGAGCATTGCCCACAACAAGCGCGCTCGCCTGATGCACCATCATGAATGCCCCATCGCCCATTTCGATGGTGTCTCCGGCCATCGCGATAATGGACGCGGCCGACGCCGCCAGACCGTCAACCTTGACGGTAACCTTTGCCGGGTGATCTTTGAGCGCGTTCATGATCGCGATCCCGTCGAACGCATTGCCGCCCATCGAATTGATGCGGCACTCGATCTCGGTCACGTCCTCGGCATTGCGCAGGAGCGCGACGACCTTGGCCGCGTTGATGCCGTCATCCCAAAAGGAACCGACTGTGCCGTACAGGTCGAGTTCGAGGCGCTTACCCTTCTTTTCGAGTCTGATTCCCTTCACGCTCTTCCTCCTGCCGAAGCCCCAGGGCCTGCGCTTTGCGTACCTCCCGGGCTCGCTGTTTCAGCACCTCGTCGTAATCCCCGCCGTGCGCGGCGATCTGTTCGGCCTGGGTGGCGATGTTCCCACCGATCGCCAATAGCGCCGCCTCAACTTCGTTTTTGGGATCTACCCACTCCCAGCCCGGGGGGATCGTGCTAGCGCGCAAATACTCATCGCGGCGCTCGTAAAATTTCGGCATGGCCACCATGCCGCGCAGGAACGCCTCCTCCTGCACGAGCTCCCACGAGGGGAGCACGAGGCCGTCGCTGATCATCTGCTGGAGGATGCGGAAGAACCGGCGGGCTTCAAGAAATGCGCCGCGCATGTTGCTGTAATTGCTCTTCGAGAAATCCTTCGAGATGATCTCGTACGGCAGCTCACATCCCGCAGCGATCGCCCGCAAGGTGTTTTCGACGAACGGCGCGAATGTGTCGCCGGGCCGGTCCGGCTTCACTTGCGTGGGTGTGATTCCTGAGCCGCGCAAAATCATGCCGGGCTCAAGGCTTTCCACTACCTGGCCGTCTACCGTCGTGAGCTCGCCGTGGCCCGCGCCAATGCCGCCGTCGCCGTCCTCGTTGATGATGAGCGCGAAACAGGCCGCTATCCTCGCCGCCACGAGCTCGGCTTCCAGATACTGGCTCAGGTGTTCGAAGTAGCCCATCACCGGGCGTAGAAACGGGACGCCGCGCCGCTGGCCCGGCCTGCGCTGGTCGTAGATGTGCAGCACGTTTGGCCGGCCGTCTTTGTCGAAGGCTGGCACGCGTTGTGGCATTCTGGGGCGCATGGCCCGGTCATCCCCGGGATGGTGCGGGAGAATCCAGTAGGCCAGTCGTTCACCCTGTGCCCCCAGTTCAATTCCCTTGCGGACATCGACGTCACGCCGGTAATCCCACTCTGGCGGCGAGTCCACCCGGTCTGCCTCGATGGGCATCCACGCGGTCCGGAGCGGCCGGCCCTTGACTGCAGCGCGCACGAGAAACGCTTCGCCGTTCTCCAGGAGTTGCCTGCACACCTGGCGCTCCAACGCGTACAGCGTGAGCCCGCCGGCGGCGTCGCAACGTCTTGCCCAACGCGACCAGACAGCCTCCTGCGCATCCCTGAGGGCGTCTGTCGCATCCTCGCTCAGTCCGAGGCGCTCGCCGTCCGCCTGACTCTGCAGGCGAATACCGGTCCCCACGACGTTGTGGACGATTGCTCCGATGATTCCCGAGGCATGCCCGTTATTCCGCGCGAGATCGCGTGAACGGCCCCGAAGCCTTGACAGGTCGTCCAGGACGTCCGCATCGGGCGAGCCTGCGGTGGTCGTCCAGCTCGAGGTCAGACGCGTTATGGACGCCGCATCGGATGCGTCGAGGCGGGCTTGCAGAATACGGCTTGCCGCCTGGAGAGCGTACCGGCGATTGCGCGAGTATTGCCGCCTGGCCGCCTGATGCGGCGAAACTACCGAGATCGCCGTATCGAGCGCCCGGCCTACGCGATCCCACCAGCCATGCTGTTGGCTGCGCCGCATCATCCGGGCCTTGTGAACTTGACGTAGGTCACGTCAGCCCCGCGCGTAGACGCGGCCGCCTGTTTGGCGTAGTAGGAGCGCAACTTCAAAATGTCGGCAATCGGGTAACGCGTAATGCGCCGGCTGCCGATCATGTAGTCCTGCACGCCGCCGGCCTCGAGTTGTCCGGACACATACAGGTCGATCGCTGCAACTATTTCCGCCGCTGTAGCCATATTTCTCCAAAGAAAAAGCGCCCCCATGTCCTGAGGAGACGAACAACCTCGCGGGCCGCCTCACGCGCGATCCCGAGCTGCGCTACAGCGCGAGCGGCAAGGCATTCCAGGACACAGGGGAGCGAGCGAGCCTAGACTCGGTGGCTAACCCCGTTTTAACTGTGCGGCCAGCAACTCCAACAGCCTGGCCCGTGCGATTTGAGCGCCAATCTCGTGGCGACGTATCTGTTCGCGCAACGCCTGTTCACGCGGCGCGGCCTGTGGAGCGTGCCAGTTTCGGACGTTCACGAACTTACGTTTCATGGATCTATTCTACAAAGACTTTCGTTTTTCGTCCACCTTTTCGCGTGTGCTATGTATAGCTAATTTAGGCCATGTATAGGTGTCTTCTGCATGACCTCAATTGTCCACCAGCGATACTGGCATTTTGGGCACCGCCGCCGCCGGCGGATATACTCGCCTTCGGCCGTGGCGGCCTGGACTGTGTACAGCACGGTCTTGCCCTTGATCTCGGCGTTGCAGTGCGGGCACTTCATCGTTACCTCACCCATCCTTTCTTCCGCGGGATCCAACTCTGCGCTTTGACCTGCGCTTTCCGCGGCCGTGCGATTGGCTGCAAATGGGGGACGCCGCGCATGTCCGCGGCACAGGTCGCATAGACCTCACAGTCCCACCAGTCGTTCCGCTCGTGGCCCGGCCGCAACGTGTACACGGACCTGGCGCGCCCCCGTGAGTTTCGTTCGATCACTTTTTCCTCGGCCGTGATGTGTTGCAAGTAATCCGCATCGACGTCATCGCTGAGAAACCACACCGGAGGTTGCTCCGTGCGCAAGCGGTTGATGCGGTCCTTAAAGCGAACGGTGTCGATGTGCCAGATCATCTGGCTGCCCTTTAAGGCCCCGCCGGTCTTCTGGTTGCGGTCTACCTTGGACGCGTAATACAACCCGCCTTTAAGGTCTGTCGGGCTGCCCATGATTGACCGCACGATGTCCCGGTGCTTTCGCGCGAAGAGGTACACCTCGTCCGTCCGGTGACGGGCGTCAATGCACCACAGCGCGATCGGCATGACCTCATCCGTCCCATCGACCGGATACGCCTTCCGGATAGGCAGCTTGTCCAGGCAAGATTTCGGCGAGCCGCCCAGTTCGGCGATGCGCTCGGCGTCGTCGTCGTAAAGCAGGCCGTAATCGACCAGCCAGGAGGTTTCGCCATACCCCCACGCACGCACGACGTAATACGCACGATCGGCCTGGACGTCCGCGCCCGCCGTCAAGACCACTGCGTCTTTGGGCACGCGCCCGAGCTTGTACGGACGCCGCAGCGCCCGTATGCCTTCGTCGTCGACCTCGTCGATTTTCTCTTGCCAGACCTCCGCCAACCAGCTGTTGACGAAATTCATCAGCTTGGCAGGATCGTTGTGGGCGTCGAGGAATGTGAATGCAGCATCCCCGAATTTCACCCACGGCGAATAGAGACTCGACAAGTGAAAGCCCGGGTGTGATCCGCCCTCCGGCTCACCCTTTAGCGATCCGTCATTTGCCACCGTGCACCCGGCCGGCGCCCAGACCCCGCGCTCCAGCATCCCTGGCTTGTGACTGTCCTCAATGCGTTCCTGGCAGTGCTCGCACTCGTACCATGCGAGCCCGAGTTCTTTGATGCGTTCTAGGCGCGCACCATGATCCCATTTCACCTGCTGCCACACGAGGACTTGGAATGCGCCGCAGCGTGGACACGGAACCCAGTAGCGGCGTCTGTCGCTGTGCCGGTAGTAGCGGTGAATCAAACCGCCTAACGTCGTCGGCGTGCTGACGCGGATGATCTTCCGGTTCCAGAAGTTTTTGGTCCGCTCCTCA